GGTCATGAACCATAACGGCGAGCAGTACAAGGACGACTACACCACAGAACAAGCCTATGCCGATGGGTTTACTGTGATGCTGGATGTGTATGAAAAGAACTTCAAGAAGAAAGGAACCGAAGCAGCCGAAGCCCTGGCAATGCTGTTTCAGATCAGGGATCACAACCTGGCGACGATGGGGTTTCTGGAGGCAACGACTCGCGTTCATGTCTCCGGTTATCTGAACACCAAGATCAGCAGACTTGAGAAGGAGGCGGGTAAGTGAGACAGCCAACTGAGAGACAGATGGAAATTTACAACTTCATCGCCGAGTATTACGCTCGGCATGAAGCACCGCCAGAGCAGAGGCAGATTTGTCAACATTTCCAGTTATTTAGGACGACAGTTTCAGATCATGTCCAAGCACTAGAGCGTAAGGGTTTGATTAAACGGAAAGGAAGGGGGTATAAAAACAACTTGACATTAGTATAATGATGCAAAATCTATCGGCACTCTGCTATGGCAGCACGATCTATCGAGAGGCACCTGGAGTTTTGCACAACGGATTATCAGCGGGAAGTTATCCAGCTGCACATCCAGGGCTTAACTCAGACTGAAATTGGCAGAAGATTAGGTAGGCATTCTAAGCGAGTGCACGCGGTAATATCACGCGTACACATTAGAGCAGCGGCTTCCGGTGTGGCCCCAGATTACGGGGTCACTCGGCAAGTTGCACCAGGGTTCACCACCAAAAGATTAAGCACCGCATACGGTGAAGACGGATCCATCAAGCTGCAATGGCACATCCAGGAACCTGAGAAGGTCAAGATCCAGGAGATGATGGACGAGTTTACCGATGCGTTTAAAGATGAACTATCCGGCATACACAAACCACTGAAAGCCCCCAAGACTGTAGACCAAGATCTTATGTCAGTATACCTGATAGGCGATCACCACCTGGGCCTGAGTGCCTGGTCAGAGGAGACAGGCGCCGAAGATTGGGACGTTAGCAAGTCAGAAAAAATACTGGACGATGCAGTCGACAGGCTGGTCGCTGTATCCCCCAACAGTGAGACAGGATGCCTGGTCAACTTGGGCGACTTTTTCCACATCCAGGACGCAAGTTCAAGCACACCCAATTCTAAGAACCTGCTAGATTCCGATGGCAGTTGGGGGCGCATTATCAGAGCGGGATCGCACCTCATAAAACGAGTCGTGTTACGCATGCTTGAGAAGCATAAAAAGGTAATGGTCGTGAACGCCAGGGGCAACCATGATCCAGACGCAAGCCTGTTTCTCAACACTGCAATTCAAATGTACTTCGAGAACGACAAGCGCGTCATAGTGCTGGATAACTTCAACAAGTTTGTATGGTTTCAGTTCGGCAAGAACCTGGTCGTCACTCATCACGGTGACAAGATCAACGCAACCAGGTTATACGAGGCCATCACACGCAACCTCAGAAAAGAATGGGGCGATGCCGATCATGTCTACTGCTACCTGGGACACATCCACCATCGAGACGCAAAAGAAATAGGCGGCATGACCATCGAACATTTCGGGGTTTTACCGCCGCCAGATTCTTGGCACAATGCTAGTGGATACGGCGCAGAAAGAACGATGACCTGCATCGTATTGCACAAGCAGTATGGAGAAGAGGCAAGACTAAAAGTAAACGCGGAGCGATTAAGATGAGTGCATTCGATAAACAAGTAGGCGGCAACCATTACAAACAGATGATGATCCAACCGTTAGAGTATGCCCTGGCAAACAATCTAGGGATTTGTGAACATGCGGTGGTGAAATATATTTCGCGCTGGAGAGAGAAGGGCGGGGTTGATGATCTGCGGAAAGCAATACACTACTGCGAGATCTTGATCGACACGGAGCTGCAACCAAAGGTCCAAGATCCAGTGGTCAAGTCAACCGGACTCTTGCATACTACGCAAGACTAACCGTTTGATACCAGGTCTAAGATCTTGGCAACCGGCCCTGGAATATCTTCTTCTTCGCCATCGTCAGGATCATCGTATTCTTCGTGCTGAACCACGGCAATAATAACTGTCTGCCCTGGTTCCAGATCTTGAATGGTTATGTCGGGCATTAGTTCTTGCGCTTCTTTGCCATCCGCTTCATCGCTGCTTTCTTGAGTCCTGGATCCATCTTGTCTTTCTTGGATGGTCGTCCAACCTTTGATCCGTATGTACCTTTACCGTATGGCATGGTGTTCTCCTAGTTGTATTCCCACATTACAGGCCTGGTGCGCCTGGTATCTACGTGCATAAATGTTTTGCCCTGGCCGAACCCGCTGAAGCCAAGCGCCATACCATTCTGAACGATCAGAAACTTTTGGTTGCCATCTGATACTGCTATGTCGGCAGCAATACCTTGAGCATGAGTGCCAGGCTTAGACTTCTTGATTTCCAGCGAGTGATTGGGTGATCTGAAACCGCTGGTGATTCGAAACGGAAAGCCGCACGCCTCGCGCAGCTGGTCTAGCGCATAGATGAACTCATCCTGCATACCGTTCTCGCCCGTCTCTTGGCAGTTAAACTCTTCCCTGGTGAAATATTTAAACATCGTTTAAACCTGTGTATCCAATTCTTCTTTTTCTTGCGCGTACTTATGTAGCATTATTGCAGTTTCATGCGCCTTATTTTTTAGCGGTCTTCGCCGATTCTCTAAATGCTTTATCGGTAGGCGCACCCTTGGCGCCAGGCTTCCGCATACGCTCGCTTGATCCTGACTTTATCCTGGCACGCTTTGCCATGATGTTGTAATACAACCCTTTGCTAGGTTTCTTCATTACTTATCCTTAGCTCGGAATACATTAAGAGCCAGGATATCCACGACCTTATACAGCTTGGCCCAGGCTTTGCCCAAGTGGCTGACCATCTGATCGTCTTTAGGGGTAGGAGTCATTGCCGCTAATGAAGATGCACAAGCAATGATTACAGATACCATTTCTACATACTCAAAAATACCCATATCACTTCCTTATCAATTCGTTGATCGCTTTCCAAGCCTCAACCATCTTGGATTCAAGAACATCCAGACGGTTTAAGATCTTGCCAATGGTCAGAACCAGTATAAATATACCGGCTGCAATAGGCCAACCGGAGACAATGATCTCCCATGTTTCCATCAGTCATCTCGTTTAACTAATTTCTGCACAGTATCAGACTCCCAGATTCTTAGACTTAACCAGATGATCGTGAACAGGCTGGCAATACTAGGAAGCCATCCAGCTAAAGTAGCCACAGTGCCACCTACGGCTAACGAATCCATTACTGTTTTAGCTTCTTCTTGCATGTCATCACCTATGCCGAGATTGTTCCGTAAGATTTCCATGTCCCAGGAGTTCCAGCAGCGATTGTTTTTTCTACTAGAGTAGTCATTCTTCATTTTCCTTATTGTCTAAATCCGACTTGATGGTATTAATATACCCAGTGATTACAAATCGGATCTCCTCGATCTGATCGTTCAGCTCTGAGACGCGCCTGACCATCTTCTGCTGTTCAGGTGACATGTCATCAATTTCGTACTCAGTATCATCGACCTTTAATGTTGGCATTACCAAGGCACTCCGCTAGCAGTAACAGGATTAATCTGTCCGTCAATGTTAGCCTGGAGACTGGCCTCGATAGCATCCTTATCTACCCCATCAGCGAAGCACCAGGACAATGCCAATTCTTCGGTAACATCTGCATAGGGTACATACGTTGGGCTAGATGGATCAGGTGAGAAGCCACAGGTTCCGTAAGACGTAGCAGAGTAGTCGTCCTGAGACGCATTGCAGCGCCAATGGGCCACGATTACCGCACCGTCCATGTCTTCTGGCTGTAAGTCACGCTCAAGGGTAGAGATTACCCAGTTAAATGTTGCGCTCATAGTGCGTCTCCTTGTGATGCTTCAAAGGCTGCGATGACTTCTGCCGTGTGAACCGCTGCACAAATCGCTTGGACTTCTGCTGATTCGCCGCTGTAGTCCTGACCAGCCATGATGACGTGACGATGGTAGCCAGAGGATAGCTCTACGCCGTCTTCCATTACTTTGGTGCAGGTTCGTACTTGTACTGCCTTGTACTCGCCTACGATTTCAATCTTGTCTTCTGTTACTACTTTTTCTAAAGCCATTGTGTTTCTCCTGTCTGTGCCTAGAATCCACTAGGCGTATGGTTGTTACAATTAAACAAAGTATGTCAGCGTCACGGTGATTTGATCAGTAGACGAAATTCCAGCAATGTCCAAAAGGACTGAATTCGCGTTGTCAATAGATTGGCCTATTGCAAAATAAGAAACGGAACCTGATGTTGGATTTAATGTACAAAGACTTACTGTTCCTGCCGCTAAACCAATGCCCTTTGTTCTTACTGCTCCTGCCATCGCGTTAGTGGCGCTAGTTGCAAATGGCAAGCCTCCAATTTTCGCATAACCTGACCCTGCGCTAGAAACGGTAAATGTGAACCTACCTGTAACGGTGACCTGTCTTCCTACTTTAGTGTATTTACAAGATGAATCTTCTATAGCTACTGAATATGATCCAGCACTTACAGCGCCTTCTAAGGTAGGAGTCCAAGTCCCCTCCTCATAGTCATCCAGCGTTTTGCTTGATACGCTGCCGCCAGTGGCTCCGAAGACTACACCGCCTGATAGGAAGAGGTCTTTGAAGCGATTATCTGAGCTTCCAGATCAATAGCATTATCAGCAGTGAGCCATCATCT